CACTTCTTAAGGGTGAAAGTAAGCTGCAAGATGTTAAAGATCTATGTGACATAGTTAAAATGCCGCTTATGCCGTGGCAAGAGTTCGTGCTCAAGGACATGCTTACTGTGGACAAGAAAGGCTCTTGGATTCGTAAGACAAACCTCATCTTGGTGGCTCGGCAGAATGGTAAGACACATCTGGCGCGTATGTTAATCCTCGCGCATCTTATAAAGTGGAATACCAATGTGCTTATTATGAGCTCAAACAGAAGCATGGCTTTAGACACCTTCAGACAAGTAACTAGCCTATTGGAGACCAATGACCACCTTAAAGGATTCGTCAAACAGATCAGACACGCTAACGGCACAGAGTCAATTGAGATGCTATCTGGAGCAAGGCTTGATGTTGTGGCAGCAACTAGAGACGGCTCTCGCGGTAGATCAGTCAATGGATTGCTCTACATCGATGAAGTCCGAGAGATCACAGAAGATGGATTTAGAGCTGCAACTCCAACTACTAGAGCTCACCCAAATTCTCAAACGCTTCTTACCTCTAATGCGGGAGACGCTTTCAGCACTGTACTCAACGACCTACGAGAAAGAGCTATCGACTACCCACCCAAGTCTTTTGGATTCTATGAGTACTCAGCACCCCAGTATTGCAAGATAGACGATAGAAATGCATGGGCTCTGGCTAACCCGTCACTGGGTTACACGATTACAGAGGATGCGATTGAGGAAGCGATTGCTACTTCACCGATTGAGAACACGCGTACTGAAACTCTTTGCCAATGGATCGACTCTCTCAGTAGCCCGTGGCCTCATGGCATTCTTGAGGAAACATCTGACTCAGAATTAGAGATGGCAGTAGGTGCTTACACAGTCTTTGGCTTTGATGTAAGTCCGAGTCGTAGAAACGGCTCACTTGTTGCCGGACAATTACTGCCAGATGGCCGTATCGGTATTGGTATCCTAGAGACTTACAGCTCTCAGGTTGCCATCGATGAGCTGAAGATGGCGGCAAGTATAAAGGCTTGGTGTGACATCTATAAGCCGCGCCTAGTTTGCTTTGACAAGTATGCAACTCAGACCATTGCAGATCGCCTTAACAATTCTGGCGTAGTGGTTGAGGATGTCTCAGGCCAGCAGTTTTACAAAGCCTGTGGAGACTTACTAGAAGGTTTAGTCAATCACCGAGTAGTCCATAACGGCCAAGCCGAGTTTATCCAGCAGATGAATAACTGTGCAGCTAAAGTCAATGATTCAGCGTGGCGAATCATCAAGCGTAAGAGCGCTGGCGATATTTCAGCACCGATTGGCATAGCAATGGCGGTAAGTAAGTTAATGATCCCTCAGCCAAAGCCTCAGATTTATACTTAGACACACCCCTACCACATTGTACAATTACTTGACAAATGGTATCCTTTATGACTATGGGTCTATTCCGCAAAACTGAAGCAATCAATAATGATCAGCGTTCATCGCTTTTAGCGCAATACGCCCCTCAAATTATGGGAGAAAATCTTAACTCCCTTTATAACTACATCCTGCCACGCGTTCAACGCAATGAGGCGATGTCAGTTCCTTCTGTAGCTCGATGCCGCAATCTTCTGTCTGGCGTAATCGGAGACTTGCCTCTTAACCTTTACCGCAAATCTACAGGTGAAGAATTAGGTAATCCGATTTGGGTAGATCAGCCAGCAATCAATCAACCGCGTTCAGTAACTATGGCGTGGACAGTCGATTCACTTCTAATGTACGGCGTGGCTTACTGGCAAGTTACAGAATTGTATGCAGAGGATGGCCGTCCATCTCGCTTTAAGTGGATTCCTAATGTCAAGGTTACATTCGAGACTGATCTTTACGGAATGGAAATCACTCAGTATTACATCGATGCTGTTGCAGTTCCAATGCAAGGACTTGGATCTCTTGTAACTTTCCAAGCATTTGATGAAGGTATCTTAGAGCGCGGATCTGAAACAATCAGAGCTGCTGTTGATCTTCGTAAGGCCGCAGTATTAGCAGCATCGACTCCAATGCCTAGCGGAGTGCTACGCAATAACGGAGCAGACCTAGATCCTAAAGAAGTAGCTGGGTTACTTGCTGCATGGAAGAATGCTCGCAACAATCGCAGCACTGCTTACTTAACTTCTACTCTTGAGTATCAACCAACATCATTCTCACCTAAAGACATGATGTATGACGAAGCACAGCAATTCTTAGCAACAGAAATTGCTCGTCTATGCAATATCCCTGCATACCTTCTCAGCGCTGAGGCTAATTCATCAATGACATATGCAAATGTATTAGATGAGCGCAAGCAGTTCTATTCTCTATCTGTCGCGCCTTATGTAAATGCCATTCAGGATCGTCTATCAATGGATGACATCACTGCTCGCGGTAACGCGGTTAAGTTCGATGTCGATTCATCATTCCTAAAGACAGAGCCTATGGAACGATTGCTAGTAATTGAAAAGATGTTATCTCTTGGCCTAATCACAGTTGAACAGGCTATGGAGATGGAAGATCTAACACCTAACGGCAGTGAAGGAATCGAATAAATGGAAAACCAAGTAATCACTTTCACAGCAGGGCTTATTGCCAATGTTGAGGAAAGACTAATCTCAGGCAAGATCGTGCCAGCAGGTACAGGCGAAGTGGGTAACACTTCAGCCGGTAAAGTCGTATTTGAGAAGGGCGCAATCGCACTTCCAGAAGATCCTAAGACAGTCAAGCTTCTTAATCAGCATGACTCACGCCAGCCACTAGGCAAGGCCACACAATTCACAGAGCAAGAAGATGGCATCTATGCATCGTTCAAGGTATCACGATCTAATCGTGGATCTGAAGCTCTTATCCTTGCAGAAGAAGGCTTGCAGTCAGGTCTGTCTGTAGGAGTAGAAGTAATTAAATCAAAGCAGAAAGGCAATGTGATGTTTGTATCCGCTGCTAGATTGCTTGAAGTATCTTTGGTAACAGAGCCAGCCTTTAAGTCTGCTCAAGTTATCGATGTTGCTGCTGAGGAAACTCCAGAAGCAGTAGAAGAAATCCAACCAACAGAAAGCGAGACAGCTGTGGAGAATACTCCAGAGACAGTTGCAGCACCAGTAGAGGCAGCAGCGGTTGAAGCTGCTCGTCCTGTTGTTACTGCGACTACATTCGTGCGCGAGCGCGTAGCACCAATCACATCAGCACAATACCTAGAAGCCAACATTAAGGCTGCTCTTGGTGATGACGAGTCACGCCGCATCGTTCGCGCTGCAGATGATTCAACATCAACAAACACAGGTCTTACACTTGCACCACACCTAAACACATTCATCACAGATACCTTCACAGGCCGCCCAGCGTTCGAGGCATCAACACGCGCAGCCCTAATTGATTCAGGCATGAGCTTCACAGTTCCACGCTTGTACACAAACGCGACTTCAGCTGACACTGCACCAACAGTTGCAGACACAAACGAAGGCTCAGCACCATCTGAGACAGGCATGACATCTGCATACGACACAGTAGATGTAAACAAATTCTCAGGACTACAGCGCGTATCATTCGAGCTAGTAGATCGTTCATCTCCAGCATTTATGGAATTGATGATGACAGAGCTTCGCAAGGCATACGAGAAGGCAACAGATACAGCACTTCTTAACGCTTTCATCGCATCAGGAACAACAGCTGCAACAACAGCAGCAACAGCAGCAGGACTACAGTCATTCATCTCTGTAGAAGGCGCAGCAGCATACAAGGGTACTGGCGGAGATTTCGCTAACAAGCTTGTTGCTTCAACAGACCAATGGGCAGCGATCACAGGATACGCTGACACAACAGGTCGCGCTCTTTACTCAGCACAAGGCGCAACATACAACGCAGCAGGTACAGCAGTAGCAACATCTGTTCGCGGTAATGTTCTTGGTACTGACTTGATCGTAGATCACAACATCGCTGCATCTGGCGTAATCGATAACTCAGCATTCTTGGTTGCACCATCTTCAGTATATGTCTGGGAATCACCACAGACACAGCTTCGCGTGAATGTTCTAACATCAGGCGAGATCGAGATCAACCTTTACGGATACCTAGCAATTTATCTTGCTAAGTCAGGTAAGGGCGTTCGTAAGTTCAACCTAACTTAATAGGTTACTAAGTCGCTCTAGGGGGTCAGTAGCCCTCTGACTCCCTAGAGTCTTACGAAAGGAAATCATGGCACTAACTACAGTCGCAGAACTCCGCTCAACCCTCGGAGTCGGTACGCTGTACCCAGATGCCACCTTGCAAGAAGTCTGTGATGCAACAGATGCAGTTCTACTGCCTATGCTGTGGACTAACTCTTATTTCAATATCGCACACAGCAACACAGCCACGACTGGCACTCTTTACTTTGAGGACAAAGTCGAAAAGGTTTTTTATGTAGGACAGACTGTAGTAATCACTGGCAACGGATCAAAGCACAATGGCAATAAGACTCTCACTGGAGTAGGCGATTACAATATTACCTATAACATTACTGGCAATAACAATGTGCCAAAAGTAGAGCATCCAGTTCAACCTTTCGGCACAGTCTCAGGCGATACTTATGTGGATTGGGCAACAGATTTAGCAATACAGCAAGCAGCTCTCATGATATCTGTCGAGATCTGGCAAGCACGCACCGCAACTTTGAGCGGGTCAAATGCTGTCGATTTCCAGCCAAGCCCTTACCGAATGAGCGCACAGCTTCTCGCTAAGGTGCGAGGATTGATCGCTCACGCGCTAAGCCCTAACTCAATGGTGGGATGATGCCACCTGTAGCCATAACGACTCTTAGAACTACATTAGCCACTGCGCTAATCGACAATACAAAATACCAAGTTTTTGCCTTTCCACCTGCCACAGTATTGGCTAATTCAGTTATTGTAAGTCCAGATGCAGAATACATCGTGCCTAGCAATAACCAACACATCACGATTGCACCTATGGCGAACTTCAAAATTATTATAACGACCATGCTCTACGACAACGAAGGTAATTTAAACGGCATAGAAGATTTCGTTTGTAGCGTGTTCGCTAAACTAGCAGCATCATCTTTGACCTATAATGTAAGCGCGATAAGCGCACCAAGTATTCTCAACGCTGCATCGGGTGACCTACTCAGCTGCGAGATGTCCGTATCAATCCTAACGAGTTGGAGCTAAACATGTCCGAGTGGGAACAAGAAAACGCTGACTTCCTGAAGAAAATCGGGCAAGTAAGCACACCAGCACCAAAGCCAGTAACTACTAAGAAAGACGAGGAATAATCTCATGGCTGTATTTCTAAACAATAAAGTAGGCGTGAAGATTAACACTGTTGATCTTTCTGACCATGTCACAAGCATTACACTAAACCGCACATTCGACGAGCTAGAAGTAACAGCTATGGGCGATTCTTCACACAAGTTCGTTAAGGGCTTAGAAGCATCTACTGTAACAATTGACTTCCTAAATGACACAGCTTCAGCGAATGTATTGGCAACACTACAGGCAGCATGGGGAACCACAGTCACATGTGTATTCCTACAGGAAAAGGGAACAGCAATCTCAGCGACTAACCCTCTTTACACTGTTTCATTGCTAGTCAATAACACTACAGACATCAATGGTGCTGTAGGCGATATGTCTACTCAGTCAATTACATTTACTGCTAACTCAACAGTGGCAGTAGCAACTACAGGCACATTCTAAAAAACTAACAAAGGGGCAAACTCATGGCAAAACTAAAGATCGTTCGTACAGATGGAAGCGTGCTAGAAGGCGAGATCACTCCAGCAGTGGAGTACTCATTTGAGCAGTACGCTAAAAAGGGCTTCCATAAGGCGTTCCGCGATGAAGAAAAGCAGAGCGATGTCTATTGGTTAGCATGGGAAGTAACACGCAGGTCAGGTGAAACTGTCAAGCCTTTCGGTATGGATTTCATTGAGACACTTAAAAGTGTCGAGGTGCTTGATTCAGACCCTTTAGCTTAAAGCGAGATCTCCCGTTCACCTACTTAATTGCTCGGTTGAGCATTAGGTTAGGGATCTCGCCACAGCAGTTATTAGATCTAGATAAGACCATGCTCGATGCATTAGTGCAGGGGCTCAAGGATGAAGCGAAAGAGGTGAGCGATGCCAGCAACCGTAAAGGGCGGCGTTGAACTTCGTAGAGCTCTCCGGACTTTTGCACCTGATCTAGCAAAAGAAACTCAGAAGGAAATTAAGACAGCCATTACGCCTATTTCTAAAGCTGCTAGAGGCTATGTTCCAGATCGTGGACAAGTGCTAAGCGGATGGCTACCTCGTCAGATGTCTGAGGCAACATTTCCTACCTTTAATCCTGCTGATGTTAAATCTAAAATTGGTTTTAAGACAAGCCCATCAAAGGCTAACTCCAGAGGATTTAGATCCCTTGCTCAAGTATTTAACAAAAGCCGAGCTGGATCTATTTACGAGCGCATGGGCAAGAAAAGCCCAGACAGTCGATTCGTTCTTAACCAAGATGGCAAGTTTCGTGCGCCTCTTAAGGGTAAGGATCGCATGCAAGGTCGCTTGCTTTATCGTGCCTATGATGAGAACAACGGCAAGGCTAGAGAAGGCGTGCTTAGAGCTGTTTCAACAGCAGCCACTAAACTTAATCAAAGAGCAACAGTGAGAGGCTAATCATGGCTAATGTAATTATTGACATTGCTGCCGAGTTCACTGGCAAGAAGGGCTTTAAGCAAGCCGAAACAGCAACAGACAAGATGTCTAAGAATGTTAAGAAACTTGCAGGAGCTTTAGGTCTTGCCTTTAGTGGTCAGCAGATTCTCGCTTTCGGTAAGGCTTCCATTAAGGCAGCAGCAGAAGATGAGAAAGCACAGAAGCAACTTGCACTAGCTCTCAAGAATGTTGGACTTGGTAGAGATGCCGCATCTTCTGAAGATTACATCCAGAGATTACAAAGCGAGTTCGGCATTCTCGATGACAAGCTTCGTCCTGCATATCAGACACTAGCGGTAGCCACACGGGATTCTCAGCAAGCACAGCAGCTTCTCAATCTTGCTCTTAATATTTCGGCATCAACTGGCAAGGACTTAGGTTCAGTCACATCCGCATTGAGTCGCGCATACCTAGGGAACAATACTGCACTTGGTAAGCTTGGTGTAGGTATCTCTAAGGCAGATCTTAAAGCTGGCAAGTTTGAGGATATCGTTACTCAGTTAGAAACTACATTTGCAGGATCAGCAACGGCTGCTGCTAATACTTTTCAGGGTTCAATCGATAAACTAGGCGTGGCTTCTGCCAATGTTCAGGAGATTATCGGCACAGGTTTGATCGATGCCCTCAAAGGCATAAGCGATGATGGATCAGTAGATAACTTAGCAGCGCAGATGGAAAGCGTAGCAACTTACACAGCAGATGTTATCCGTGGCATCGGTGTAATGATTGGCTACATTAAGACAGCCTCAGAAGCAATCAATAAAATCCCGGGGTTAAATAAGATTATGGGGCTAGTTCTTAGAACTAATCCTCTCTATGAGCCAATTGTTTTACTTAACAAATTAGGCAAGGAAGCAGCAGCTATTGCTGCACAAACTGGAGACACTGCTCAAGCTCTTGCACATTTAGCAGAATTAGAAGCTAAGTACAGCACAAACGCTTTAGGCGTTAAGAGAAAACTTACAGCCGAGGAATTGAAAGCACTTGCAGCTGCTAGGAAGAAACTCCTTGCAAAGAAGTTAGAAGCGGCAATCGACAAGGCTAACCTTGCTCTTAATAAGGGTCAAGATGTCTTTGACATGGATAAGATCCAGATCGCAGCAGCCTTAACTAATCAAGCTCAGCAACTAGGCAAGGCAACAAGTGGAGCACAGCTTCTTCAGATTGCCAATGACACAGCTCGCCTTAATGTTAAGAAGTCAATCCTTGAGCTAGAAGATGCTATTGCCGCTAAAGATGAAGCAGCTATCATCGCAGCAACTAAGAAGCTTAATGAAGATCTTAAAGTCCTTAATGCTTTAACTGGTCAGAACACTCAGATGAAAGCTATCGAGTCAATCCTTGCTGGTCTAAAGCCTAAAGAGTTAATTGATCAAAAGAACCTAGATGAGGCATTACGCAAGATCCGTCAGATGCTTGACGAGCTAGGCAAGGTAAAGACACCAACCCTAGGCGGTGGCGGTGGCGGTGGCTCAACTGGCGGCGGTTCAGGCGGTGGTTCTGTAGCACCTGCGACTTTTGGAAGCGTAGCCGCTAAAGAAGCCTATGATGCAGTCACTTACTTCGCTCAAAAGGCGAGCGATGCTTTCCAGACTGTAGAAGATTCAGGCGCGTTCAACGCCCTTGTAAATATGTACGCAGGCGGCGCAATCAATCCTTTCAATGCTGGCTCTTTCCGCGAGATGGAAGGCGGCACAGTATTCAACTCAGGCGCAGTAGGATCTAGAGATCGTGACATCGTTATCAATGTGAACACAGGCGTGGGAGATCCTAACGCTATTGCAGAAGCCATTGATAATGTGCTTCGTGAAGCTCAACAAAGAGGAACGCTGACAATCGCATGACATGGCTTCCAGAGTGGCGCGTAACAGTAGGTGATGATGTCTATACGACTGTCACCTCTGTTTCCTATGCTTCTGGTCGGTTAGACATTGATCGCCAATGCACAGCAGGTTACTGCCGAGTAGAGATCATCAACACAGACAATTCACCTTTTACTATTAATGTCACAGAGCCAATCCTTTTAGAGCTTAAAAACTCATCTGGCACTTATGTAACCGTATTTGGCGGAGAAGTGTCAGACTTTAACATCGGTGTGCGCAGTCCAGAGGAAAGCGGCTACATAACGACAGGCACGATCTTAGGCATTGGCTCATTAGCCAGACTGGTCAAGGCAGTATTTAACACAGCACTTGCAGAAGGCTTAGATGGCGCACAGATCTCAACCATCTTAGGCAACGCCCTTAACCTCAACTGGGATGAAGTTACCCCTACTGTCACATGGGCAACATACCCAGCAACTACAACATGGAATGATGCCGAGTCTTACATTGGCACGATTGACACAGGCTTTTACACAATGATCAACCTTGCAGCTAATGCTTCTGCAAAGTCTCAGACCCTTGCAGACCAGATTGCCACTAGCGCGTTAGGGCAGATTTATGAGGAAAAGGATGGAGATGTTTCCTATGACGATGCAGACCACAGATCCAACACCCTTGCAGCTAATGGCTACACTTTCCTTGATGGCGCGTATGCAACACCTACCTCTATCACATCCACAACTCAGACTGCTCGCATCCGTAACAGCCTTATCTATCGCTACGCCACAGGATACGGAAGCACCTACAGTACCTCTAGCGCAGACTCCATAGCCTCTTACGGACTTTTTGAGCGTTCATTTGACTCTAACATCAAGAACCTTGCAGACATCACGGATATCGCCACTAGAGAGCTTAGACTGCGAAGCGTACCTAAAGCATCACTTGGTGCTATTACCTTTCGTCTGGACAATCCAGACATGCCTAGCGCGATGCTAGATGCACTTATTGGGGTTTATTTTGGTCAGCCTATGCTAATCAGCAACCTGCCTAGTAACTTGCTTGGTGGCACTTTTGAGGGTTTTGTAGAAAATGTCGCATTACGCGCTACACCTAGTTTTACTGAAATCACTCTTTACATCTCAGCCACAGAGTTCTCATTATCGACAACTCAATGGGACACAGTATTACCAGCTAACATAATCTGGACAGGCGTAAATGGTACACTTATCTGGAACAACGCGACAGGAGCACTATCTTAAATGGCAACGACACCTATCTATAACTGGCCTACGCCAGATAACACAGATCTTGTTAAAAATGGTGCGTTATCGATTCGCACACTAGGTAACTCTATCGACACGACAATGGGCACGATGACACCTAAGACCCTAGTCGATGCTAAAGGCGATCTAATCGCAGCTACTGCAAACGACACACCTGCACGCTTAGCAGTCGGTGCTAATGGCGAAACGCTCGTAGCAGATAGTTCCACTTCTACAGGCTTGCGTTATCAATCGAACTTTTCCGCTGGTAAGAATAAGATTATTAACGGTGCTTTTGACATTTGGCAACGTGGTACAAGTTTTACCCCAGCAACAGCAGGAACAGGAAGTTACACGGCAGACCGTATGTGGGTTTATTGGGACGGTACAGGAACTACAACTTTCAGCCGACAATCTTTTACGGCTGGAACTGCACCAGTTTCGGGTTATGAAAGTTCTTTTTTCTTGCGATCAGCAATGTCATCAGGAGCAAGTTTCTTGGGTATCGCACAGAAAATTGAAGATGTTCGTACGTTTGCAGGGCAGACTGTTACGATTTCTTTTTGGGCTAAGGCAACTTCATCACTTACAATCACGCCTTTAATTCGTCAAGATTTTGGATCAGGTGGTTCGACTCTTGTTGATACTTATGCAACTCCACAGACTCTAACATCTAGTTGGGTACGTTATTCGACAACCGTTGCCGTTCCGTCAATTTCTGGAAAAACCATTGGCACAAGTTCATTTTTACAGGTTTATCCAATCGTGTATACAAGCGGCACAATCGCTTCTAATACCGTGGACGTTTGGGGAATACAAGTTGAGGCAGCAAATACTGCTACCAGTTTCCAAACTGCCACTGGAACAATCCAAGGAGAATTAGCCGCTTGTCAGAGGTACTACTGGCGTTCAAACGCGGCTGGTGCTTTTAGCGTACTTGGTATGGGTGCCACTTGGGCTAGTACTGCATCAAACAATCAAATTGCTTTGCCTGTTGAAATGCGCGTTTATCCTACTTCAGTTGATTTTTCAACATTAAGAATACTTGACATAACTGGAAGCGCAGCCTACGCAGTTAGCGCAGTTGCGTTGAGTGGAAACGCAACGCGTACTTTGCCTAGCGTAGATTGTACAATCAGCGGAGCAACCGCAAACAGAGTTACTAATTTACAGACAAACAATTCAAGTGCTGGCTACATCGGATTTAGTGCGGAGTTATAAAATGGATAATGTCACTTTCATAACAGTTAATGAAATAGAACACGCAATCATTGACCGAGGCAACGGAGAGTTTACTTCTATGCCTAAGTCAGAATACGACCGCAGACAAGCGGAACAATCCACACCGATTGTGATTGATGAAGCCAAGGCTAAGTAAGGCTGCATCACAGCTTCGAGAGCAGTTCGATGACACCTACCCAGACAGAGATCGGCTTTCGGATGGCTGGATCGGTGACAGCAAACACTCTGCTCGGAAGTCTGATCATAATCCAGATGAGCAAGGCTGGGTTCGTGCCATTGACATTGACCGCGATTTACACAAAGGCGGCAAGCCCGACCTTATGCCCGACCTTGTTGATCAGGTTCGTCTCGCTTGCAGATCTAAGTCAGAGAAGCGAATCAGTTACATCATTTTTGACGGGCGTATCTGCTCCAGCATCCTTAACTGGAAGTGGCGTAAATACACAGGGGCTAACAAACATACAAAACACGCGCACTTCAGCTTTAAGAAAGAAGCTGACCTATTGGGCGAGTTTTATCAAGTACCTATGTTAGGAGCATCTAATGGATAATCTACTTCTCATCATTGCCGGTATTGCAGGGGTTGCACTATTGCCAGCACTACGCACAGCGATCAAGTCATACCGCGCTAAGAAGTCAGCTGGTGACATCATCGCAGATGCGCTAGAGGCAGCCATTGACGAGGTAGACAAGAAGTGACACAGGCAGATTTCTTTACCCTTTACATCGCCACCCTTACTGTCATCGGTGGCTTGTCTGGCTATGTAATCACACACCTGTTGTCTGAGATCAAAAGACTCAACACGCGAGTCGATGAGATCTATAACATATTGCTTGACAGGTAGCATTGTGCTATGGCAAGAAAAGCAACTAAGGCATTAGAGGAACAAGGTTACTCAAAGCTTGATGCTTACTGCATTGGGCTTTATGAGTACTTTACGAGCCTCAAGCGCGCAGGGTTTGCAGAAGATGTTGCGATGTTTATGATCACAGAGCCACAAGCTTACCCGCATTGGATCTTGCCCGATGGAGTACCGCCTGAGAAGTTAGGCGATTACATAGATGAGGATGACGATTAAGCGAATCGTAGTCGTATCGGATCTTCAAGTTCCGTATCATGACAGGGTTGCAACCCGTAACCTTGCAAGTTTCATAACCAAGTTTAAGCCTGACCAAGTCGTAACCATTGGCGATGAGATCGACCTACCACAGATAAGCAAGTGGGAAGAAGGGCGCATGGGCAGTTATGCTCAGACCCTCGACGATGACCGCAATGAGGCTGTGCAGTTACTCTGGGAATTAGGCGTGACTGACTGCATCCGTAGCAATCACACAGATCGCCTGTACAACATCATCATGGCTAAAGTACCTGCATTCGGTGCATTGCCAGAGTTGCGCTTTGAGAAGTTCATGAAGTTTGATGAGCTAGGCATAACCTTTCATAAGAACCCAATGCCTATCGCACCTAACTGGATTGCAGTTCATGGAGACCACACACCCATGAAGCCACAGGGGGGTCTATCAGCCCTTGAAGCGGCTCGTAGGCATGGAAAGAATGTCATTTCAGGTCATACCCACAGAGCAGGGCGTTCAGCCTTCTCAGAGGCTTCTGGAGGTCGTATAGGGCGTGTCCTACATGGTGTCGAGGTAGGCAATCTTATGGACTTCAAGCAAGCTGCTTATACCAAGGGTGTGGCTAACTGGCAGCAAGCCTTTGCCATTATCTATGTGAACAAGTCTAAGGTGCAGGTTGATCTCATCAACATCGAGAAAGATGGCACATTCATTGTGGCTGGAAAGTCGTACGGACGAGCCAGATAATCGTTATCATTTCGTTATAAGAATGTGCTTGATTCGTCTGACACTTATGTCACACTAATTCTGTTAGCAACCAAGGGCGTTGTTACAGATAGGTACGGAAATGGCAAACACAGACAAGCTGCTTCTTATCTGCATGTTAGGAATGATCATAGGCTTCATTATGGTCACGATAGATGTTCAGAAGCGCAGTTACGAAAAGGGCGTACGCGATGGCTATCATCGAGGTCGCAGCTACAAGGGGCAGGAATGAAAGCCAATGAAATCCTCTTATCCGCGACAGACACAATCCGTGATCGTGGGTTATCGTATGGTCACCCTGCAGATAACCTGCAACACACAGCAATGCTGCTCTCGGCATACCTACAGACACCGATCCATGATTATCAGGTCGCAGGGATCATGGTACTCGTTAAACTTGCAAGGACTAATCAATCAGCCCAGCACATCGACAACTGGGTCGATCTCTGCTCTTATGGCGCACTCGCAGGACAACTAGCAACCGAGGAGAATGATCTCTATGTTTAATTTAGCCGATTACGAACCAGTCGAGGTGAGACTTGAAAAGTTTATTAAGGATTATCCAGCATTTCGCATTGCAACAGAGCTTGAAGTTGTCGAGGCAACTCGATACATTGTTAAGGCTTATCTATTTAAGAATGCTGAAGATGGCGTTGCATGGGCAACAGGGTACGCTGAGGAAACGGTTACTAGCCGAGGCGTTAATCAGACTTCAGCATTGGAGAATTGCGAGACTTCAGCGATCGGCAGGGCACTTGCAAATGCAGGTTATGCGCCTAAAGGAAAGAGACCAAGCCGAGAAGAGATGACCAAAGTAGTAGCCAAGAAGCCTGAGAAGCCAGCGGTGGCAGATGATCAGGATTACTGGACAACACCTGTAGGTCAATACAACAAGGTAGTTGATGCGCCTGTAACCCTTGAGAAGGCTATGGAGAATGTTGCAGCCGTAATGGGTACAGGTGAGGCACAGCCAGCCGAGACTTGTAAGCATGGATCTATGCTCTGGAAGGAAGGTTCTAAAAACAACAAGGCTTGGGGCGGTTACTTCTGCTCTGTAGTCAATCATCAAGGTGGCGAGCCTAAGTGTCCTACTGTCTGGTATTCATTGACATCAACAGGCAAGTTCGAGCCTCAGAAAGCGTGGGCTTAACATGGGTTATGTTGAATACTTTGATGAGACAACAGGGGTGTGGACTAACATAGAAGATGTCCCACTCTTTGACACGATCAATTGTCAGCTGTGTAATGAGCCTACCGAGGCGCATGACATTGTGGCTGAGATCAAGTTCAAGGATGATCTGCCTATCGTGGGTGCTTGGCAATGTCGCAAGTGTAAGGCAGTTAATGGCTAGTCCTTACATGCCACCTTCAGCCACAGACAATTGGGCAACACCTAAAGATCTATGGCAACAGGCAAACGGCTTTCATGATTTTGAGTTGGATGCAGCAGCTAGTCTGACTAATCATCTATGTGATGAATGGTTTGGCTTAGATCATCCAGATGAGTCAAGGCGTGATGGCTTGTCAGGTCAATGGGTAGGTCGCACTTGGGTCAATCCACCTTACGGGCGGGGCATCTATGACTGGGTTAAGAAGGCTGCACTTCATGATGATCTGGTTGTTATGTTGTTGCCATCAAGGACAGACACTAAATGGTTTCATGAGTTTGTTTATCCTCACGCTGATTTACAATTTATCAAGGGCAGGTTAAAGTTTGGCACTAGCATTACAGCTGCGCCATTTCCTTCTATTTTGGTTACATTTAATGGCTAGTCAAGCAAGGAAACACAGAGGTTTCCGCACAGAGCGTGTTGTCGCACAGTACCTATCGACTGTGTGGAGTGGCGCATGTGTGGGAAGGGGTAGCGGTAAGGACATAGTTAATGTTCCGTTCGATGTTGAAGTCAAGGCACGCGCTGGATTTCAACCATTGGCTTACATTAAACAATTGAAGGCTCGGACAGCCATTTCGGGGGAATTAGGCTTCGGAGTCATCAGGCTAAATGGACAAGGAGAAGATGCTGCTGAGTATTGCGCCATCATCCGACTAGCCGATCTCTTACCGCTACTTACACTAAAGTATGGTCATCTAACCAGCGAACCCACAGAAGCAGACATTGACCGCTGCACAGACTGTGGGTCTTACATGATACAGAGGTGCTTAACTTGCCATCCTACGACTACAAATGCATACGATGCAATCTTAGTCAAGAGATCTATCATGGATGGCACGATCGACCAGTAATACCTTGCACATACTGTAATGAGCCTATGACAAAGGTAATTGCAGCTAATCCAATTCATTTCAAGGGAACAGGATGGGGCAAAGATTGAAACTATTAGATCTATTCTGTGGTGCTGGTGGTGCTAGTGCTGGCTATTCAAGAGCTGGCTTTGAGGTCACTGGCATAGATGTTAAGCATGGCAAGCGTTATCCATTTACTTACATTCGTGGCGATGTGCGTGATTATCTCAATACCGAGTTTCTGTCACAGTTCGATGTTATCGCTGCTAGTCCACCATGCCAGACACATTCAGCAACTAAGCACCTACGCAACGCTCAGGGCAAGTCCACGACCAAGATAGACATGATCCCAGAGGTGCGTGAGGCTCTAATCGCTTCAGGTAAGCCCTACATTATTGAGAATGTGCCACAATCACCGCTCATAAGCCCTATACAGGTGTGCGGAAGCGCATTTGGTCTAAAGGTACGCAGACACCGCCTATTCGAGTCTAATGTGCCATTAAAGGGTACTGAGTGCCATCACAAGCAACAGGGCAAGCCTGTAGGGATTTATGGATCAATGCGTGATGAGATACCTAACGGCGGACATACTGCTAAAACAATGGAACAAGCCAATGAGGCTATGGGCATTGATTGGATGATCTGGGGCGAATTAGTGGAGTCAATACCACCTGCTTATACTCATTACATAGGGCAACAGTTATCCACAGAAGTTATCCACAGGGGGTAATCATGAAAGCGACACGCAGTCTGAGCAGGGCTTTTACAAATGGATTTGACATCAATGGTACGCTAACGGCGCAGAGCCTCTCAAAGGCTCACCGCGAGCCCCTTAGGGGCGTAGCTCGCGGGGTGCTAGTAGCTATTGGGATAGCTCTATTGCTAGTGCCTGAAGCAGGGGGATCTAAACCTAAGCAATATGTAACACATAAAGAATATGCATTACATTTATTACATTATGATTATAAGCAATATGCATGTCTTGCTAAGCTATATGGTAAAGAGAGTGCATGGAATCCAGAAGCTAAGAATGGATCTCATTATGGTATTCCTCAAGGAAAAAGTGAGTGGCTTAAAGACCAAGACGGCTATTCACAGGTACGCTGGGGCTTGTCATACATAGAACACAGATATTCCACACCATGCAGGGCATACGAGCATTGGAGGGCACACAATTGGCATTAACACAAGAGCAGCTAGAGTTCATTAGAGATCATGCTAATACAGGGGCTAAGAACATAGCCTTAGTGTTAGGGGTTAAGTACAGTACAGTAGTTAATGTAGCTCATAGACATAGGATAAGCCTTAAGACTAATGATAAGCGTGGGCGTAGTATGCAAGCCCATGTTATACAGACACCAGAAACAACAGAGAATGTATGTGCCAATCAACCAATCATCGAAGCGATGCGTTATCAGATATGGATTAAGCGTGAGTTTATGGGTAAAGAAGTACTATGGACTAGAGAATGGAAGAAGCAACGCGAGCGTGTACTTAAGCGAGATAACTACACATGCATGTACTGTGGTCAGGATGCAACGCAAGTAGATCACATCATCCCACGCAAGCGTGGTGGTGGTCATGACCTTGATAACCTAGTGGCATGTTGCTCACCATGTAACTC